AGAAGAAGTAATGTGCGCTACCTGCGGTTGTGGCCGTCCAAAGGACAAGCACGGAATGAAGAGCGTGAAGGCAGCGAACAAGAAGTTTGCTGCAAAGAAGGGTGCTCCTGCAAATAAGAAGAAGTCCTCTATGGTAAGAAAGAAAGGCATGTAATGGCAAAACCACCATCCTTTATGAAGGGTAAGTACACCAAGTCTAAGGACGAAAAGATGGACGCCCGTCTACTACGTAAAGCTGGAATAACTGAAAAAGATGACAAGTCTGAGTTTGAAAAAGCAGATAAAGCTCATGGTAAAAAGAAGAAACCAAAGACTATAGCCGAAGACCTTAAAATTGATAAGAAGATAATTAAAGGTATAAAGAAGAAAGAAAAAGCAGAAGAAAAGAAAGAAAAGAAGTCAAAGAAAGATTAGTATTTAGGCCCCCGCAAGGGGGCCTTTTGCTTTATCCTGTGTATGTAGAAGCCATGCGGTTTCTACGGTAAGACAAATGCGCTTTACTTTGCCACTCCAGAAGGAGACTTGCTATGCCCTCTAATCGGGTTGATGGACCGTCATCGGATGACTTTATGACTGAGTTAATTCGAGCGGCACAACAAGGTGGTAAATCTACGGGCGTAAGAGTCTTAGCAGCTGCAGCGGCGGTATATGGATTTAGGAAAGCGCTAAAACGTGGAAAACGCAAATAACTTTACTTCCACTGTATCTACGTCTATTGAAGACGAATTAACCACTGAACTTAAAGCCTTAGCTGCTACCCAAGGCTGGCCTGAGCATTTAACCGATGTTTTATCTGTAAGAGTTACTGGAAAAGTAATAGACGTACATTATCCAGAATCATTATCTGATGAGGTTGAGCTTGCAGAGTACGGAAACCAGGACCGACCTCCGGCTTCAGTAATTAGACAGTTTAAACGACATTTAGAAAGAAAAGCTATGGATATAGTCCATAGAGAAATCAATGAAAACCCGTTAGGAGCTCTGTTAGCGCTATGACCCTACCTATGATGATTGCCGAAGACACGGCATTAAAAGAGTACCTACAAGGTTTTACGGTAACTGATGAAAAGAACTTAACTAGAACCATACCGGTGTGGTTTGGGTATCCAGATGTTGAGTTAAGAAAACAGACTTTTCCATTTATGACTATTGATTTAATAGGAATTGAAACCGATGACCAACGTCAATCTTTTGGTTACCTATATGACAATGATTTTGCTGGAACACGCACTGCCGACTCTACAACGGCTTACAAATACCATATGCCAGTTGCATACGATTTAATATATCAAGTAACTGCGTACTCTAGGCACCCACGCCATGAACGAGAAATAAACCACCAGTTTCTACAAGACTTTCCAGGAAAGTTTGGTTACATAAAGGTCTCTAACGAAACGGAGACTGGAGAAACATGGCGCCATATGTTTTTAGAAGAAGTTAAAAAGAAAGACACCATTGAAGATGGTCGTCGTTTATTTAGAACAGTGTTTACCTTACTAATCGTATCTGAGATGCCTCCAAGCTACGCTGAAGAGGTAACTAGACGAGTAGAGCAGGTAAGCATTAACACAACTCCGACCCACATACCATCCGACCTAACTCCGATCACTACAACTATCCAGGTATAACGATAAGGAGACAGAATGACATACCTACGCCCGGGTGTATACGTTGAAGAGACGTTAAACCCAGTAAGATCAGTAGTTGGACCAAATTCATCTACTGTAGCAGCATTTGTTGGTGAGGCCTCTCGCGGTCCACTAACAACTAACTTAATATCTTCTTGGAGTCAGTTCACTAAGTTTTATGGAACCTACACTGAGAACACAAGTAACTTAACACTAATTACCGCAGTAAACTTGTTCTTCCAAAATGGTGGGTCAAGCTGTTATATAAGAAGAGTACTAGGCACTGGAGCTGCAGCATCAACTAGAGTGTTGTTAGACCGCGCTAATACCCCAGACGAAACTCTTACAATAAATGCTAGAAATGCTGGTACTTGGGGAAACAACATTAACGTAAGCATCTCAAACTCAACTGTAACTGGTTATTTTGATTTAACCGTGTTTTACGGTGGAACTGACAATGCAAACATTGTTGAAAGATACACTGATTTAACAATGACCTACCCAGACGCTAGATACGCAGTTTCATTAATTAATGGAAGTTCTTTGTACATTACTGCAGTAGATGCTGCATCTTCTAGTACAGGTGCTACCAAAAACCCAGCTGTAATAACTAATCAGTCTTTAACAGCAGGATCAAACGGCTCTGCGGTTACCGATGCAAACGTTCTAGAAGGTTTTGAAAGCTTTGATACAGTTGAAAACTCACTTCTATTCAACGCACCAGGCGTAGTATCAGCCTCAGCAGTAAACACATTAATTCAATACTGTGAGGAAAGAAAAGATGCTTTCTTGGTTATTGATGGTATTAACGATACTGTTGCTAACCAGTTAACTAGAGCTGCATCTTATACACCAAGCTCATATGCAGCTGTTTATTACCCTAACATCGTTATTCCTGACCCAGTTATCACAAGCGCAACACTGCCTGTAGGTGCTGGATCAGCAGTTATTGGTGTGTACGCATCAACAGACGCATCAAGAGGTGTGTTTAAAGCTCCAGCTGGTTTAAATGCTAGAGTTGCTGGCGCGACATCTGTTGCAAGTTTAACAAACGCTCAGTTAGATTCTTTGAACTCAGCAGCAGCTCCAGTGAACGCAATTAGATTCGTTCCAGGTAGCGGAATTGTTGTTATGGGAGCAAAGACACTTAAGGCAGGATACGCAGATAAATACATTCCAGTTCGTAGAACTTTAATCTATTTAAGCAAAGCATTAACTGACTTAACAAAGTTTGCAATATTTGAGCCAAATGATTCTCGACTATGGCGTCAAATCACAAACACATGTTCAGCGTTCTTAACAGAGTTCTGGGGACAAGGCGGCCTTGCCGGCTCTTCACCAGATGTAGCTTTCTTTGTTAAGTGCGATGGTGAGACAAACTCACAAGGCTCCATTGATAATGGAGAAGTGAACATTGAGGTTGGCGTTGCATTGCAGCGTCCAGCTGAGTTCGTAATAATCAAAATTGGTCAGTATGATGGCGGAACCACCGTCACTACGGCGTAAGGAGAAAATAACCAATGACTGAAAGCATAATCAATAGATTCTCCAGCATTGCTACTGATCCAATTAGAAGCTTTCGCTTCTATGCGGAATTTAGTGCAGTTGATGGAGGTGCGTTTGATGAGCGCATCACCAGCAAGTCAGCAGCAAAGACGCCACCAGTATCCGGTAAATCTACCGGCTGGTTTGGTGGATTCACTTCTGTATCTGGCCTATCTACAAACATTCAAGCCCTCACATACCGTGAAGGTGGATACAACACAACCGTACATCAGATCCCTGGAATGACTACATTTTCACCAGTCAGTTTTCAACGTGGTGTTATGTACGGCAATGACCAAGCAATGACTTGGGTACGTGGACTATTCTCAGCTGCTGCTGGTAATGGCTTAGCTACCGGTGCTGGAAAAAGCTTCCGTGTAAACGTAAACCTATACGTGCTAGATCACCCAAATGCAGGAAACGCTGTTACCACATTAAATGCTGTAGACGACGTTCCTCGTATTGGATTCAAAGTGCATAATGCTTGGATTAGTTCGCTAAACTATTCTGATCTAAATGCTGGAGCTGGAGAAATCTTGTTTGAGAATATGACATTAGTCCATGAGGGCTTGTCAGCATTCTTTGTAAAGAGCGACTTTACACCAGTAGTTTAATTAACCTATAAGGAGTATAAAAAGTGTCACAACCTCACATCATAACTGATGCAGAACTCATATCACAATTTGCAAGTAAGGCTATGGAGGAGCCCGCTGTTGCTATTAGCACACGGGCTCCTGCCAGTAACGAAGTAACCTTAGTTACTGGATTTATTAATAAAGCAGGTGAAACGGTTAAAGTAGCAGAAGTTAAAGAACTTAACGGTTCTGATGAAGAAGCTATTGCTAAAGCTGGTTCTTCAGGAAAAGCACTTAACGTTATTCTACAAAGAGGTCTTGTGTCTCTAGGAGACACTCCGGCAACAAAAGAAGATTTAGATTCTTTAGTAGCTGGTGATAGAGACGCAATTCTTCTTGGTATTAGAAGAGTAACTTTTGGAGAAACGGTAAGTTTAAACGTTACATGCGGAGCTTGCTCGGACACAAAAGACATTTCTGTTAATTTAATAGATGATGTTCCTGTAAAAGAGTTTGATGAAGCCACTGGTAGAACCTGGTCTGTAGAATTAAAAGATGGAACGTTTGCGGTATTAACACTTCCAACTGGAGCGTTACAACGCAAGATTATGGAAAACTTAGATAAAACAGGCCCAGAAATAAATACAATTGTTATAGCTGGTTGTTTATTATCTGTTAATGACAAACCATCTGCTGGCGCATCTACAGTACTAAAACTAGGTGTTGTTGATAGAGATACCTTGTTAACAAGTATTATGAATAACCTTCCTGGACCACGCCTTGGGGAGGTGAAAAAGGTCTGTGAGGCATGCGGAGAAACAATGAGTATTCCGCTGAACCTGGCTGACTTGTTTCGAGTATAGCGAAACCCAATATAGAGATTTAATGGATCAGTACGAGATACTATCTAGAGTTTTTACCGGATGGTCTTTATCTGATATACGAGATCTATCAAGAAGAGATAGATTGAATTGGTTAGAACGAGCTAAGCGTAAGTAGGAGGTGAAATGGCAAACATCAATGATTTAGGACGTTTAATTGCTAATGCAGTTAAAGCTGGTCTTCAAGAAGTTGGTGGTACCACTGGTAGTGGAGCTGTTGTTAGCAGCTCTCATACAGTCATGCCTAAACCTACCTTTACTAATTTAGCTCAAGGTGTAGGCGGACCTAACCCACCGTATGGTGCGGGTAACGTAGTAAACCCTCCATTTGCTAATAGTGGTAGCGCTGGTGGACAGCCTTCATTTAGCGGAATGGCTCTAAGTGGTTTAGGTGCAACTGTATCTGCAATGCCTGGAGCACAAGCTGCTAACTTTGTAAATTATGCTAACACTAGATTAGCTGGAATGTTTCCAAGTGGCGCCCAAGGTCAAGCTCCCAGAATGCCTGGAGATGATTTAACTGGAAGGTACAACGCTGCTAGCCAGTACGTACGACAAATAGCTCAAAGATCTACAATTAGTAATCCTTTAGACGTTTACGCTGGTTTACAGCAGTTATCTTATAGAAACAACTTTGGAATTATGGGTGACCCAAAGGCTGACCCATTCCTACAAGGCGCTGGAGCTATGTCTAATATAGTTCCTGGAGCTGGATATGAAAAAACAGCTACGTCTTTATTCAATGCGTTTATGGATCCAACTAGACAAAACAGAGCCATGATGCTGGGCTTATCAGTTACTGACTCAACAACAGGTAGACCTAAAGATCCAAGAACAATTGCAGATCAAATTTGGAATAGAATAAACTCTCAAAAACTAGGTGGCAGCCCAATCACCAAAGATGATATACAAAGAGCGTTGCTTCCAGGACGTTCATTGCATTCTATGTTAAATCAACTTATTGGTGATGACCCATTAGCTCGTAATATTATTGCTCAAATGCTAGTAGCAAAAGCTATGACAGGTGGTCAATCCGCATATAGCTTAGCTACAAAAGAAAAGCTTACAGAGCTTGGGTTTACAACCGAAGGAATGACAACTGCTTCAGCTAGAGCAGCTGGAGAGTTAGGTGGAATCCAATCTGTTGCTAGAGCTGAGACCTATGGTTTAACAAAAGCTAATGAAGCGGCAAATGTCCTTGCAGAGTCATTATCTAGATTAAATAACTTGCTTGGATTTGGAACACCTGGCGCAGCTATTGCCGGATTCTTAGACTCTATTGGAGGTAAGTTATTTGGTGGCGGTAAAGCCGCAGGTGGTGCTACTAGTTCAAGTAACGCTTATCTTGTAGGCGAAATGGGGCCAGAACTATTCGTACCAAAAGTAGATGGATATGTAGTTCCAAATCATGAATTAAGGTTTGCTGGAGCTAGACACGAAGGTGGATTTGTGCACCAGCACCCACATCCAAACTGGTCTAATAAAGATTTAGATGATAAGGGCAGATTAAGTTCTGACAAAGTAAAAGAAATGCTAGCTTACGCTGGCTTTAAAGGTTCAAGCATTGGTGATGCTATGTCCATCATTGGAGCTGAATCCGCAAGAAGAACTGGAGCAAAAGGAGATGTTGGCCTTCAAGATGAAAAATGGGGCCCAAGCATAGGACTGTTCCAAATTAGATCTTTAAAGAACCCTTCTAAATACAATGACCCAATGCGTAATGCTAACTTTTTAGATGATCCATTATTTAACGTAATGGCTGGATATGAAAAGTCTAAAGGAGGAACAGATTGGGGAGGCTGGTCAACTGCCAAAGGTCTTGGTTTAGACAGCGGAGGCTCAG